CAATTTGAGTAATGGCACGAAATCAACAACATTCACATTTACGAGAATAGACGGAGCAACTGATAGTATTGGACTTTATATTACATCAGGAACGACCCTAACCGACTGCCAAATCCAAGCTCAATTAGAAGAAGGAGAAAAAGCTACTGATATCGAGCAGTACCAATCCTCAACCACGAAGATCACTCAGGCTACAGAATTCCCTAATTTCGATCTGAAATCCTTCGATGGGACTACTCATATTATCTCTCCAGTCAATGTTCAGTCATTTCACGCCGATGCGCCAAATGGTAAATATCTGTTAGAGTCGATAAAGAAATCTGCCGAGTCTGGTGGGGTTAGCTATGGGGCAACCAAACCAACAAATCCTAAAGTTGGCGATTTGTGGGTTAATCCGGACCAATCATATGTTTTACGGGTTTATAATGGGGAATATTGGGGAGGTGTCAACGGCCTTTATATTGGAGACGGCGGCGGTTTTCCATCTTCTCCATATACCGGCCAATTATGCTATAACCCTCGTAATAAAATGATGTATGTTTATATTTCATACAGCGGAGGATGGGGAGATCCTGGCTGGCTCGCTGTAGGATCGGAAGACCCGGGAGGATATCATTACGGTGCTTCTGCCCCAACCAATACCAAACTCTTATGGATTGATGCGTCAGGTGTAGCTAGGTTTTATAATGGCTCTGCCTGGGTACCATTAGCAGCGACGTGGGGATAATTCAAAATGGGGGTATAGATAATGTATTTATCGGGATTTGATCATTTTACGAAGGACAAAGAAAAACGAAATGTAAAAAATCCCCGGGAGGAAAAATCAAATAAAGTTTTTTAAAAAGGAGGGTGAAGATAATGCCTAATTTTCTTACCGCGGCAGAAATGAACACTCTTAAAGCCAAGGTAAAAACAGAAATGCAGCGTAGAGCATATAATGGTTCTATGACTGGGTTTGCATCTGCATCGTACGACTTCTCCACAACTCCTACATCCGGAACTAAAGTCACAGCGGACCAAGGCAAAAAAGTAATTGAGCCTTTATTGAACATTAAAGACCATGGTAACTTGAACACTGCCGATTTAAAGACTGGTTCTAAGATTCCGTCATCTTTCAATAACGAATTGCTATCTTATACTGACTCATTATCTCAAGAGCCAATCGATGGGGCTACCTCTTCATGTCGTGGAGCATGCTCTGGACTATGTGTAGGGACGTGCGGCAGCACATGTAGCGGATGTAGCAGCTGTTCTGGTGGATGTAGCGGATCTGGTGGATCTGGTGGCAGCGGCTCGAGTGGCTGCGGAGGATGCTCTGGTAATTGCGGCGGGTGTAATGCTTGCTCTGGTTGCATAGGGTGTAGCAGTGGATGCCAAGGAGGATGTTCTGGATCTTGTGACGGGTGTGGGAGATCTTGCGGTGGGTGCAGTGGCTGCGACGGATCTTGTGAAGGGTGCTCAGGATGCGCTGGATGCGGAGGATCTTGTTCTAGTTCATGTTCATCGAAAGGAAAGGGTTCGGCTTGTGCCACGTGCTATAGTTGTACTGGCTGTGCTAGTTCGTGTTCTTCATGTTCATCTTGTGGAGGATGTTCTGGATCAAGTGGATGCGGAGGAGATTGTACTGGATGCTATGCTGGCTGCGACGGATCTTGTGAGGCTACTTGCTTCAGCAATTGCAGCGGGTGCGAAGGATCTTGTGAATCGGGATGCACAACTGGATGCCAGGGATGCGCTGGATGCTCAGGAGGATGCGCTGGATGCTCAGGAGGATGTGGTTCTGGATGCTCAGGAGGATGTACTGGAAATTGCGACGGATGTAGTAATGGCTGTAGTGGACAATGTAAAAACGCATGCGCTACCACATGCTCAGCAACATGTACTGGAACCTGCCAAGCTCAAGCATTTGGTGCCGTAGTATCGGGGTTGAGGACCCAACAGTAGATCTGATTGCGAATGGTGAATGGACTTATTTAGTTAACACCGATTTAGTAACTGCTAAATCTGTAAGCGTAACTAGAAAAGGAACAGAGTATAATTTTAATATTGATGGTTTAACGATTTTAAATCAGAAAACAAATCTGGGTGACACAGCAATAACATTTATTAATGAACATGATTCATTGCTTGACCCTTCTAAAATGAGTGCCAACGAACCGACTATAAAAATAGATAGCAAAAATGATTGGTATCTTGTTCCAGTTTATCCAACATATAGGCTAAAGATTAACAAGGGAAAGCCATTAGTGACATTCGCTAATACATATTATAGCGAATTACATTTTAATATCAAAGCATAAAAACTATTAAAAGAAAAGGAGTTAATTAATATGAAAAACTTTACATTAGAACTTAACAAAGAGACAGCTGACTATTTACAGAGACTTGCCTATGAGGTTATGACTAGAAAAGACGTTGTAGCCCATATGCTGGAGTCAGCAAAAGATGATGCAGATGCTTCGGTACTGGACTCGGTTCCATTTAAGCATTACCACAAATTACTTGAAGAGGCTGAATGTTCCTACGACGTCGCTAAAGCTGAGTTAGAAAAGTCTTTACAGCCTCGTGTTCTGGAGCATGAAGGAAAAGATGTTAAATTCAGATGGGCAGTAACAGACTTTTCAGAGCACCTCGTACACATTACCGTATTAGAGGGCTAAGCCTATGAAGAAGTTCGAACAGTTTCAGGATATGATCGGAAGGTTGTATCCTGAGACAATTATTACAAATAATGCATCTGACAGAAGAACTTTATCTCGTACCGTGACCTTTCAAGTAACAGACGAGTGCAATTTATGCTGTACTTACTGCTATCAGATAAACAAAGGTAAGAGAAAAATGAAATTCGAAGATGCAAAGAAACTCATTGATATGCTTCTTACTGGAGATGAACGCCTCGGTAACTACATCGACGCCTCTACATCACCTGGCATTATCATTGAGTTTATTGGCGGAGAGCCTTTCTTATGCGTGGATCTTATTGATCAGATTTGCACGTATTTCTATGATAAGGCTATCGAGTTGATGCACCCATGGGCAACAAAATTTTGTATTTCGATTTGCTCAAATGGTGTATTATATTTTGAGCCTAAGGTTCAGAAGTTCCTGAACAAATGGCGGCATAATCTCTCTTTCTCAATTACCATCGATGGAAATAAGGCTCTGCATGATGCTTGTAGAGTCTTTCCAGATGGTACTGGGTCTTATGATGTGGCAGTAGCTGGAGCTCGTGATTGGATATCAAGAGGATACTATATGGGCTCTAAGATCACCATAGCGCCAGGTAATGTGCAGCATCTATTCTCGGCGATTAAACATATGGTAGAACTTGGATACAAAGATATTAATGCAAATGTCGTTTATGAAAAAGGATGGACACTGGAGCATGCAAAAATCTATTATGAGCAACTCAAAATGTTAGCCGATTATTGGCTTGAAAATGACTTGGCCGACGACCATTTCATGGCGCTATTCGAGAACGACTTCTTCAAACCAAAAGAAGAAACAGATCTTGAAAACTGGTGTGGCGGGACTGGCTTCATGTTAGCAATGGACCCAGATGGATGGCTTTACCCATGCATCAGATATATGGAAAGCAGTCTAGGTACATCCCGAGAGCCTCTTAGAATTGGTCATGTCAATTTCGGAATTGCTCAAAGAAAATGTGATAAGCAGTGCGTTGAGTGCCTCAATAAAATTGACAGAAGAACGGAGTCTAGTGACGAATGCTTCTATTGTCCTATTGCTGAAGGCTGCAGTTGGTGCTCTGCATACAATTACCAGGAAAATGGAACACCGGATTCTCGTTGCACTTATATTTGCGATATGCACAAGACCAGATCACTTGCAAATGCATACTTCTGGAATAAGTGGTATCGTAAGAAACATTGGAAACAGAGATTCAAAATATACTGCCCGGATGAATGGGCCATTCCTATTATTGGAGAAGAAGAACTTGATATGCTTAAGGAATTAAGTAAGGAGGATCAAAATGAAACTTAAATTTGGAAACGGAACAACAGTAGACATCCGTAAATTTACAAGAGAGTATGCCCAGAATCAGTCAGGTAGAACTTATCTGAACATTACTTCAACATACGAGTCTCCAGCAGTGTTTGACAGAATTGCTTCTACGGCTCGTAATGCAGACAATATTTCTCATATGGAGATTACAGACGACAATGGAAATGTCACTACATTCGACGGGTTCAAGCTGGACAACGTCATTGAGATTCATGACGGATTATCTAATGACGTTACTATCAGAGCTTACAAGAATGACCCAGTTAGTACAACAGACGGTGACAGCTCGGAATCGGAGGCTACTAGCGAGTCTTTGACATAAATCAAAATGGTTTGGGGAGGTGATACCATCGCAGTAATTCTCAACCGTCCAAGTGACGTTAAAAGAAAATTAAATAATACCTCTAGACTTTTACTCGTTTGTGTCTAGAGGTAAGAACATTTAAATCAAAATAGGAAAGGAGCTGTTTTGCTATGGATTATACATCAAACATCGACGCCCAAGGAATGCGACGGCCTATGGGTCCTGTAGACCAACCAAATTGGAATGGAGGACCAAAACTTATTCATAATCCACAAGTTATGAATAACCAGACTGTAGGGCAGCCTAATCTGGCAAACGCAATGGCAAATCAACGGCCAATTATTCCAATCAGAGGAAGGATTGTAACTTCAGAGCAGGATATTGTACCTGCAGAAATACCAATGGATGGCAGTATTTGTCTGTTTATGACAGAGGATTGCAAGAAGGTTATTGCTAAGCAGTGGAATAGCAATGGCGTTCTGCAAAGTATTATCTATTCTATAAGTTCGAATGAGCAGGCTCAATCAGAGTGTCAAAATGGTGATAGCACCGGAGAATTAAAAGCTCAGCTTGACAGAATAGAGAATATGCTCAAACGGCAAGGGCATCAAAATAAGTCGCGATTCAAGGAGGACAAGAAGAATGATAAGTCAATGTATTCAGCAAATGGCAATGAAGATTCTAAAGGAGAATCCTAATATTGCTAATAACCCTAATGCTCAAAGCATGATTAACGTTATTCAATCTGGCGATGAGAAAGCTGCTAATTAACGTCAAAATGATTAGGGAGAGTCTAGAAACGGGCTCTCCCTTGTATGGAGGTATTATAAAATGATTGAATTATCAAATACTGCTGATCAGGTATTAACTGCTGGTCAGTCCATTACCTTTGACAAAGTTCTTCTTAAGACAGGTTGCGCTGAGTGTCATAGAGCAAACACTGGATCTGTCAAAATGAGAGCTAATGGCATTTATGAAGCTTCTTTTGCTGGCAACATTTCGGGCGCTGTCGCAGGCACTCCTGTACAGCTTGCTTTCCAATTAGGAGGAGCAACGATGCCAGAGACAACTATGGTTGCTACTCCAGGAGCTGCCAATGCTTCTAATAACGTAGCTACCTCGACATTAATCAAGAATTGTTGCGGGGACTACGATCGTATAACCGTGACTAATACTGGTACTACGGACGTAACTGTCGCTGCTAATAGTGCTTTTATTGTCCGTAGACTTGCCTAAGGAGGTGTCATCAAAATGGAAAAGATGAAAGATCTCTGTTCTATTAAGGCAACTCTTGTAGATTCGGTCAAGGAACAGCTTTCTCATGGAATCGAGTGTGTAGATGCTCATGAAATGGGCGAAGTTGTTGATATGATCAAAGATATTTATGAAGCCGAGAACTACTGCATGCAGTCGAAGTACTACAAATCGATTGTAGAGGCTATGGGAGATGGGTCTTACGGTTACAACCCAACAGAGTTCGCAGACCAGATGAAGCTCCGTTATGGTTATATGGATCAAAATGAACCAAAAATGATGAACAAGCCAGTTAGCACTTATGGTGCTGCATATGATTCTTGGTCTGATGCAAGAAAACATTATACGAAAACTGGATCATCAGAAGATAAAGAGAGAATGGAAGAGCGTGGAAAAGAACATGTCGAGAAGGCCATTATCTCTATGCGTGATATTTGGAGCGAAGCAAGCCCTGAATTGAAGCGTGCAATGAAAACCGAACTTTCTACATTAGTAGACAACATGACTATCTAAAGAGAACTGCGATTATGGACAGATTCTCAATGAATGGATATTTATGGAGGATAAAGTTCGTAAACCCAAATGACAAAATGCTTATGGATAGGACTGGAAAAATGACATTAGCCACCACAGACCCAAACCTTGCAACTATTTTCATGTCGAGGAGCTTATCTGGTGCACTCCTCATGAAAGTTCTTATCCATGAGCTAGGTCATTGTGCTCTTGTTAGTTACGGTCTGCTAGACGATATTCATAAGGTTGTAAAACCAGAATATTGGATATTAGCAGAAGAATGGGTCTGCAACTTTATAGCCGATTATGGAGCTAAGATATTTTCAATAGCTTATTCTGTATTAGGTAATGACGCATGGATGTTTATTCCTTATGAGCTTGATAAAGTAATCGCATAAGGAGGAAGATTATGGAAAGTATCGTATCAATTATCGTCACTGTGTTGTGTTCGGTTATTGCATCATCTGGGTTCTGGGCATGGATTCAGAAAAAAGATGATAAAAAATCATTGCAAAGTCAGATGCTCATTGGACTGGCCCACGACCGCATTGTGTCGTTAGGGATGGTCTACATCGAACGTGGATGGATCACTAAAGATGAATATGAGAATCTGAGAGACTATCTTTACGAACCGTACAAAGCCTTAGGGGGCAACGGATCCGCAAAAAGAGTTATGGAGGGAGTAAATAGACTCAAGATATTTACAGTACCTCCGACAAAGGAAGGAGAAAGTAAAAATGAAGTTAACGAATAAACAGTATGACATTCTTAAATGGATTGCATTGATTGCTTTACCAGCAGTAGGTACTCTGTATTTCACACTGGCTACTATCTGGGGGTTTCCATACGGAGACCAGGTCGTAGGAACTATTACTGCTGTCGATACTTTTCTTGGTGCTCTGCTTGGTATTAGCACAAGTCAGCATAACAAGCGCAAAGCTGCTGCGGCAAAAAAGCAGTAATGTACATATGATGTCTCTAGACTTTCAATACGAGGGTCTAGGGACGTCAGAGTATCGCCAAGAATTCAGGGTGTGTTTCTTTTTCGCTAAATTTTCATGCGTTATAATGAAGATTAAACCATTATATTTAAGGAGGAATCAAAATGGGTAAGCTGATGTATCAAATTATAATCAAAGAGAATTATGTTAATGACTATATCTTAGGACGGATATCGGGAATACTCGATTGGTGTGCGTACACTGGTGATAATGTAAAATCAACAGACGTATTGCACATCAATGGAGAATGGATATTCAATTGTAAGATGTATTATGAGACATATCTCGAAATACGAAACTATATAAATCGATGCTATCCAAATATTAAAATCGAATACTTCGAAATTATTGGTGATCGAAGAGTAGAGGCTTAAACAAGGCCTCTTCTTTTTCGCTATATTTTCATGTGTTATAATAGGAGGTGATCAGTATGTTTAAATCAAAATACAAACGTAAATATGATCAGTTAGTATCTGACATCAAAGCTGAGATATGGCTTAACGACGGGATTGTCAAGTTTTATGAAGAAAATAAAGATAAACTTGAAGAACGTGGAGAATATACACCAGCTTTAATGACAGATAAACTATGCAGACAAGAATGCGTTGCTATTTTAGAGCAAATACTGAAACGAGCTGAGGAGGTCTAATTCATGGCCTCTTCCTTTTGCCTCGCATCTAATTCTTATTGTATAATGAGAAATATACTAGACAAAAATATGGAGGTACATAAATATGAAAAAATTATTACAGGTATTCAAAGATGGAAGATGGTTAATTTGTATATTCCCAGTAGCAGTACTTATAATTGCAGTGCTTACTATGATAGGAATTATGAACCCAGCAATATCGTTTGGATGTGGCATTGTTGCATATTTGGTAGCAATTATGTTTAGTTATGATGACGAGGATGAGGACTAATTCAGGTCCTCTCTTCTTTCGCATTATATGCACATGCTATAATGAAGATTAAACATTTAGGAGGTAATTTGATATGAAGAAAGGATTAGAAAAATTATTTGCATTGGTGTCAGCTTTAAGCTTTGTATGTGCACCAACGTTACTAATGTTCATTGGATTCTGGATGATCTACAACGTAGGTCTCTGGATTGGAATAGCATTTAGTGCCGTTGGATATTTCGCATCAGTGTGGGAGTATTTCCAATTGCAGACGTATTTCGATAAGAGAAAGAAGAAAAATCAAAACACAACTAAATAAGGTCTAGGGACGCGGGCGATTCAAAGCCCGTTCCTTTTTCGCAAGATATTCTGTTACTATAATAGGAAAGAAAGGAGGAGCTAAAGATGAAAGAATTCTTAGCAAACATAGTAAAGGTATTTATTACATTAGCGATTTTAGGACCAGTAATTGCACTGGTAGGAATCGGTCTTGGAATAGGAGCTTTACTATTCTAACTAGGATGAGTCAGTGGAAACATTGGCTCTTTCTTTTCTCGCATAAAAATCATATTCTATAATGAGATGAAAGGAGGAATGTAAGATGATTACATTGATAATTTTAGGAGCTATTTTATTAGGAGTGATAGTAGTTGGAATAGCACTGCTCTTAGCAGGAGGTATTTCAATACTGTTCACTTTCGGAGATGTGATAGTGGCAGGATTGATAATCTATGCTATCATCAAACACATTTGGAAAAAACATCACAAAAACTAGGAGGGGCCTACATAGGCTTCTCCTTTTATATTAAAGGAGGATACAAAAATGGTAGTAAAGTATGTTGAAGATTTTGTTGGATTGGACGGTCATTTCTACGAGAGTAAGGTAGCATCTGAGTGCAATTCTATTCGGTTGGTTCCGAATTGTGGAGGCATGATGTCAGCTGTATTCTTATACCGGGGCAATGATCAGAGTATGATTATTCCATTCTCAGCAAGAGAACTTGATAAGAAGATGGTATACCTGGACAACAATATCTTTGATATTCACGTTGGAACAGGCATTATTGACTTGTCTGGATTCAAGGCTGTAAAGCTGTCAAAATATATCGAGCTGAATTCAGTTATGAAGACAATAGGCAAGAGCCCGTTAATCGCTGGTAAGTTACCAAAGGAAATTCCAGTCGATACGAGGGACATCTCTAAAGATATTTACCACGCAGTTGAATTCAATGATGACAGCTTTAATCAGTTATTCAAAGCTATGAAGGAGGAAATGTAATGTTTAAGACATGTATAATCGTCCCTAGAGTAGGCCAGGTGCCAGATACTATCAATCATATTTTGGATGATATTGGGTGGCATGTAGATACAATTATCTTCGAACCAGATCAAGTAAGCTTTTATGTACGCTATAAATGGTACCAATATTATAAAGTATGTGCATTCAAAAAGGCGGTGAAAAACTATGCAAAAAGAGTCACATATTACGATCGCACATCTATCCCTAAATATTTATTTGCGCAAGAGACAAGACCATATTCAGACAAACTCCAAGAAGCGCTCGCAGAGTTTTCCTACACAGCAGCAGTTCAAGGAGGTATTAGATGCGGAGATATCGAAGCTATAGTAATAGGATATAAAAGATAAGGAGGAATTAAAATGAACGTATTAGTATGCATTATATGTGTAACTCTTGGGTATATTGTCGGTATGCATGTTGGCAAAAACGTAACGAAAATGTCTTGCCCAGGCATTATCAAAATGGCTAGGGACGAGGATAGCGAAGGGTACTACTGTGCTCTTGAGGTTAAGGGAAAAGACTCTCTTAAAGAGATGTACAATTCCGATACAGTAACGTTCGAAGTTAGGCGTATGTCGGACACGCAAATAAAACGGGGCTTATAATGAGAACTTTATTGTTATAATATTGAAAGGAGTCAAATATGGCAAGAGAAGAAGGAACTGAAAACTTAAGAGAGGTATTAGAGCAAACAATTCTTGAAGAGGACAATAAACTCTTCGATGAAAAGATTGGCGACGAGCGAAATGCTATTGCCGACAATTTGGTTAGCTTCTATAAGTTGAAATTGGAAGAAGATAAGCTCGCACAGGAGCGTGATATCAAAATGAAAGAGTTTGATCACAAAGAAAGAGAACTCGACATTAGAGAACGCGAACTGGAGCAGTCTAAAACTAATTCAAAATTAGAGTTAATCAAATCCGGAGTAACGCTGGCCGCTTGGGCTGGTCTTAGCATCGGAGTGATGGTCTTCGAAGGTAATGGAGGCGCAATACTTAGTAAGGCATTTCCGGGGATCTTTCCAAAGACGAAGATCTGATAAACAAGAAAGTTAAGTTTATAGGCTATGGAAACATGGCCTTTAAGCTTTTCGCAAATAAATCTTATACTATAATGAGAACTTTATTGTTTAAGTTGAAAGGAGAATTAAAATGAAAGAAGAAACTAAACAGAAACTTAACGAGGCAAAAGACTATGTTATTGAGCACAAGAGTGATATCATCGCTTTCTGCGCTACGACTGTAGTTGCGGTTGCAGCTGGTCGTGCTTGTGGTGCTATGATTGGAAAGCACATTGGCATGACAAATGCAGAAGCATACAGAAATGGATGGCAGAAAGGCATGAGTGATTTTCACGATCGTATGCTGAGAGATAACATTGAGAATGCTGAAGTTGTTAAGGCTTTAGTAGAATTTCAGGACAGAAACACAAAATAATAAGGAACGAAGTTTATAGGCTATGGAAACATGGCCTTTAAGCTTTTCTAGGAAGGAGAGAGGAAATTGAAAAGGGAAGATAAGTTCTTTATGTTTTGTCTTGTAATGATCGTTATACTTGTATCGTTTAGAGCATATACACGATATGAATACGACAAGCAGCAAGAAGAAACTAACAGGATCGTAAAAGAAATACAGAGAGATATTTATTAGGAGTCAGTTATTATGGATACATTCTTATTAGCATTTTTAACGGCGTTTATTGTACTGATGATCTCAGAAAGACGCCATCGCAGATAATTCATTTCTTATAATAGGAGGTGATAAAATGGGCAAAGAAACTTTATTAAAGATTGGCCAGATTGGATGCACTGCATTAGCAGGATTCTTAGGAATCTGTTTAACACAGATGCATATCGATGAAGCAGTCGATAAAAGAGTAAAGACTTTAGAGTCAGCCGACAAAAAAGAGGATGAGGACTAATTCAGGTCCTCTACCTTTTCTAGAAAGGAGAATTAAAATGAACAGTGAACAGGTAGGATACTTTATTAAAAGAAACATGACTACTATTTTATCTATAGGTGCGGCTGTAGGTGTGGTAGTATCAAACATCCTTACAAATAAAGCATCTATCAAAGCAACACTTAAAGTTGATGAGATTGAGAAAAAGAAACACAGAGAGCTTACGTTTATCGAAGAGGTAAAAGTTGTAGCTCCGATTTACGCTCCGTCTATTGTAGTTGGCGCTGCTACAATAGGGTGTATCTTTGGATCGAACTTCTTAAACAAGAAACAACTGGCTGCCTTAGCAGGAGCTATGAGCATTTTGCAGGCAAACTTTAAGCGGTATAGAGAAGGAGTAGTAAACGAGGTAGGTAAAGAAAAAGAAGAAGAAATCTGGAAAGACAGTAGAACTCCAGTCACAAAAACAGTATCAGAACAGGAATCAAAATTCGTAGATACGACAGGATTGACATTCTTCATTGATAGTCTGACTGACGAGGGATTTTATGCTGACAAGGCGACAGTAGAGTCAGCTATATTAAAACTAAACAGGAAATTGGCTTTGAGCAGACGCCAGACTGTAACATTGAATCAGTTTAGAGATGATCTCGATTTACATCCTACAAATTTTGGAAACATCGTAGGGTGGTCAAAGATCGATATGGATGAAAACGACAAGACTAATGAATGGATTGATATTCAGCTTGTGCCGTTTGAAAATGGAGACGGATATTATCTGAGGTATCTTGACTTACCGCATGGGTTATTTATGGCGACTAAACAAGAAAAACGAGATGCAAAAGGCTGGTTCAAAGATATGGAATATCAGTCAAGTATGATATAGAAAGGAGAACAAAATGAGTTTATTAAACAGTTTAATTAAGGAGGCAAACAAGATTCCAGTCGTTGCCGATAAGAATGCACCAATGCTTCTTATGATTGCTGGAATCGGTGGATTAGCAGCTACAGTAGTCAGTGCAATCAAGGCTACACCGTTAGCAATAGACAAAATGGATGATGAGATTGCAAGACGATATGAGGAAGGAAAGATCGAATATGAGGAATTGCCAATGTCCGTAAACAAATCTGACATGGCGTATAGATTCGAGGAACTCGGTCCGAAGCAGATCGTAAAGTCTTGCTGGAAGTGCTATGTCCCTACAGTGATTTTAGGGGCTTTAAGCATCTCAGCATTCGTCGGATCATACAAAATCAGCACAGCCAGACTTACAGCTATGACAGCAATGTACGAGTTCACGGCTAATGCATATGACAGATACCGTAGAAATGTAGCTAAGGTATCACCAAAGACAGATGTCAAAGCTACCAAAGCTGCTAGAGACGAACAGGTAAAAGAGATCTCAGAGTCTAAGTTTGATGGTATGCCAGAAGGAAAAGAGGTTTGTATCGACCTCTATACAGGCAACGTGTTCTATTCGACAAGAGAAGAAATACTGCAGGCCGTTGGAAAGATAAAAGATCGATTCCTTGGCGGTGAGATGTTTATATCTCTGAATGAATTCTATGATGAAGTAAATGCAAGTCACGTAGAAGTAGGAGATGACGTAGGATGGTCACCAGACACTTATGTGGATGTGCAGTTCGACTCAACGTTAAGGAATGGAAAGCCGTGCCTGACAATTGGATATTTCGCAAATCCGAGGTTTGATTACAGCGAGTTAATGTAAGCTCGCAAAAAAATCATATATTATAATGAGAGATATACCAAAAAATTTAAGGAGGACAAAAGTATGTCAGAATTACAGAATGAGAACACAGAGGTTATGGTATCAGAGGACGTTAACACAACGCCTGCAACTGAGGAATCTAAGGATGATGATTCATTAGGTAAACTTGGAATTGCTCTGATCGGCTTAGCAGCTGTCGGAACTTACACGCTTGGAAAAGCGACAGTTAAGGGAGGCAGGATGTTAGTCGAGAAAGCAAAAGAAAAGAGAGCCGACTTGAAGAGACTGAAAGACTCTAAGGACGCAGATTATCGTGAAGCGGAACCTGAAGACGATGCCGAAGAAGATCAGGATGAAACTGAAAAGTAGTACTTAAAAGATTGGAAATCTTTGGTCTAGGATCATGGAAACATGGTCTTAGACTTTTTGTTTTAGAAAGGAGTCAAAATGGAAAGACTTGAAAGTAACTCAATCGCTACTGGCACTAAGGCAACGAAGAAAAAACCTACAAAAGCTGAAGAGCGCCATAAGATTGAAAAAGTTGTAAAGAACAGGGTAACGACTCAGAAAAAATCACTGGGTCAGAAATTTGGAGAAACGTTTTTAAGCGATGAATCCGGAGGTGTTGGATCGTATATCTTTAATGATGTACTGATTCCAGCATTAAAAGATACATTCGTAGATATGGTCGAAGGTGCTATCAATATGGCATTCTATGGTGACACTAGAAGACGTTCACACGGACGTAGCAGTATTAGTCGAGGAAGCGTAGAACGCATACCATACGAGACTAGCTTTGATAGCCGTAGCAGACGTAGATCAGCACCTCGAGGCAGAGCTAGATATGAAATGGACAACCTCAGATTCGACTCAAGAGCAGATGCAGACACATTGCTTGATACTTTAACCGAGTATCTTGATCAGTATGGATCAGTGTCTGTTGGTGACGTCTTTGAGTCTATTGATATTCCGACACAGGCTAACGATTTTCATTATGGATGGTATGAGCTTGGAGGAGCACATATTAGAAAGGCTAGAGACGGGGGATATATATTAGAGCTGCCAAGATTGGAGGAGATTGACTAATGAGCAAAATCATTGAGTTTGGAAGCAGGACTATTTATGATTGTGAAAATTGCGGTTGTAGATTCTCGGATAGAGAAAACATCAAAGAAGATAAGCTTTATTCTAAAGGCGAATTAAAAGCAGTTATATCTTATATCGAATGCTCGCATTGTGGTAAGAGATATTATGGAATAGCAACAAGATAGGAGGACAAAAATGATTAAAATTATTGAACCAGGAACTAAAACCGTGGCCGAATGCAATAGCTGCGGTTGTAAGTTCTCTTATGAGAAAGAAGATATTCAGAGTCGTCCACACAAGACACCTGATGGATGTGTGCCAAGTATTACAAAACTTCCAAAATTATTGGAGTATTATGTATTGTGCCCACAGTGTGGAAAGGATCTTACGGTTATTTCAATTAAAATGCAGAGAGCATAAGGAGGTATAGAAATGGGAAACAAAGTAAATCATCCAGATCATTATCAGAATATTGCTGGCGTTGAGGCTATTGATATTCTGAATGATGTAGTTAAGGACCTGCCAGGCAAGCAGGCCGCAATGTTATGGAATTCTATGAAGTATCTGTTCAGATTCCAGAAGAAAAACGGTATAGAGGATCTGAAGAAATCACGGAATTATCTGGACTATCTTATCGCTGATATCGAGGCAACTAATGAAGCCGCTAAGAATATTATGGCGAATAGTTCAGCACCAAAGGAAATCAAGACTGAACATGGTCCATGTGTTATCTATGAGTCAAAGATTTCTGGACATGCAGAAGTGTACTATTCCACTCAGATGTATCCAGGAACATGTGTCACAATTGCATTTACGAGTGAACTGGTTAGAGACATGTTTATTAGCAACTTCTTTAACAAGTTCAAGAAAAATAAATTCTCTATTAGAGATGTTTTGGCTGATACAAATTTCATTGATCCATATGGCACAGACAATTTCAGTACTGAGCTTCCATGGAAAGATCTCTTTGCAAAGTTTAGACTGCGTTCTATAAAAGATAAATATTTCTTGGATTTAGTTTACAAGAAAGATGCATTAGATACATTAGAAGAGATTCCGGCTACGAGTGATAAATGCAACTTATACAAGTCTACAGTTTGGGGAAGTGTAGAAGTATACTATTCTACAGATATGCCGGAAGGAACAAGAGAAAAACCATACTTCGGAATTCTTTATCACGAAGTTGGTAAGGATCATGGTAATATTGGCTTTGGGTCATATTGCTTAAACAATGTATTTGATTGGAAAGATCAGTATTTAGATATTGTAAGTGATAAGGGGGAAAAATAAATGAAAGTATTAAACGCAGCAGTAACAAGTTTATCAACAGTAGTAGGTCATACCAAAACCTGGACCAAAATGAACTCTCCGGAGATCATGTTATTTGCAGGTATTGGAGCAGGTATTGGAGCTCTGATCATGACACAGCGAGCTACTCTTAAAGTAGAAACAGTAAAGAGTAAGGAGGGAGCAACAAAACAGAAGATTGCAGAAAAAGCAGCAATGTATGAAGAAGATCCAGACTCTCTTGACAGACCTTACACAAAAGAGGATGCAACCAATGATCTGGTTCTGCTGAAGAGAAAAACAGCATTAGAGTATGTTAAGCTCTATGCAGGTCCTGTAATTCTCGAAGCAGTATCTATCGGTCTTATTCTTGGATCTCATCATATTATGAAGCAGCGTCAGGCAGCATTAGCAGCATCTTGTGCAGCAATTGCTAAGGCTTACCAGACGTACCGTCAAAATGTAATTAATAAGTACGGAGAAGAAGTCGACCAGGAGATGCTGTATGGTTCTGAAAAGAAAACAGTTAAGAAGACTGAGACAGATCCAGAGACAGGTGAGAAAAAGAAGGTAACTGAGGAGCAGGAGATTATCAGAAACTTTGGTGGCTCACCGTATGCAAGACTCTTTAACAGAGAGAACTCTACTGAGTGGTTCAATGACAATCCTCAGAATGAGTTCATGCTTGCGCAGCGCGAGAAGGAAGCAGATACCAGATTAAAATGTGAAGGCATCCTGACACTGAATGATGTATACCGTATGATCGGTCTGAAGCCTACTGACATTGGTCTGACACACGGCTGGAGATACAGAAGCCAGAAAGATCCAGATTATGGCAAGTTCGACAACAACGTAACGTTCCTGACCAAATGGGTCATGGTACCGAACGAAGAAACTGGCGAAGAAGAGAGAACACTGTTAATCGACTTCAACTGTGATGGCTGCATTTATGGTGAAGTATCCCAGAGATGAATCGATGAACAGATAATGCTTAGAGACGGTGTATTAGATTACCCTTGGCAGCAGTGGTGCTACTAAGGGCGGTCTAGGGCCGTAGAGAGGTGTCAAAATGGATCAATTTGAAAGGGGAAATGAGAAACATGAGTAAAATGTGTTTTATAGGAAGCGCTTCAATCGCTGTAGCAACAGAATATAATAAGAACCCAGATGCAGACTTTGTTGCTATCAGCCATGAGCATATGGATTCTATTATCGAGTACTTTAAAGATCATGCGTTTTACAAATACAATACTGATTTAACTATGGACGGACAGCTTAAGTTCAAAGGCAAGCCAGTTATAGCATATATTGGACAGCCTATAGGAAGCAATAAAGGTGACATAGGATCTATGACAGCCGAGGAAATGAAAAGGATGCTTAACAAAGTTTATGGTGCTGGAATGTTTCATAAGGAGGCTACAGGTGTATAGATGCGATGGATGTGGTGAGCAATGTGAGGAAAATGAGCTTACAGAGCTTGAATTCTTTCAAGGTATACCAGCACAAAGTCTGTGCAGTAAATGCCTGGCAAATATGTTTGTAAAGAAGGAGGAAAAGAAATGAAAAAGATTCTCGAGATTGGTAAGATCTTCAAGGCTCGATGTCCAAAATGTAACTGCCTGTTTCAATACGAGAAAGAAGATATTCAAATAAAGAAATTAGGTGGAGATGAGTACAGCATCATTACATGCCCACAATGCGATAAGGAAATTTCGACACGAGGAAGATTGGATATAGCTATTGACGATTCACATTTGTCAAAAGAAGAAAGATTCCTTAGAGGGGATTTCTTCAAAACATTATAAGGAGGAAAAGAAATGAAAAACGCAATACATTTAGATCATGACGCGATGCAGAATAATGAGGACTTTGTTCATGGATTGCTTAAACGATTTGAGTCAGTGATCAAGGCCACAGACGGTGTCTTATCCGGCAGTATGATATGGCGTAATTTTTACCATGGCTTAGGCATCGACATTAAAAAAGAGATACTGGATGCTTTTGGCATCAACGATTTGGAGGATAGAATATATGACATCAAATCAGTAGTTTTATACAAGGACCCGTCCACATACGAAACGTTCTTGATGTTTAATGTTGGTGATGTCAATGAAGAGATAAGCAACAGAGATGCAGCTGAAGCTTTTGCAAAAGTCTATGCAAAACTTAATTCGATTCAGGAAACGAATGGCGTCAAAATAGAGGCTACTATTACAACTGACGGGATAAACATTGAGTCTTCTAAGGACAATCTCGTTTACCGTATTATTATACCGAAACGTGAGCTGGATGCATCAGTTGATATTACAATACCGATAGAAAACACACTTGAAACTGCTATAAAGAAACTAATTGATTAAAGGAGGGGTTCTTCTATGTGCGACAAAAGAAAAATGAGTAACTGGACTGTAACGGAACGCGATCTGGCAATCTTCGAGCGTTGGCAGAGTGGAGACAGCGTTCGCAAGATAGCGATGGACGAATATGTCTCTACACAGCGAATATATGAGATAATTACTAAGGTACGACTATTCCGTGGTGAAGAAGTCTATAAAGATCCATATGATCTAAGGTATCTACAATCAATTACACCTAGAACTAGAAAGTTCTTAGTTAAAAGAGGAGCTAAAGACATTAAAGAGTTGTCTGAATGGGTTAAGCATAACAGACTTACAACAATACCTGGTATCGGTGATACGATTGAAAAGAAGATACTTATTCAACTTAATGACTTTATGCGCCAAAGACGTGAAGAAGAGCAGAATAAAAATGGAGGAATTTAAAATGAAGAAAATTAGTAAAGGATTATGTTTATTACTTTCGATTATTATGTGTTTAACTATGGTTCAGCCAGTAAATGCAAAAACTAAATATACCAAGGCAGATAAGAATTTAGCTTATACACTGGCTGTTTTCCAGGATAGTGAACTGTTAAACCCAGATTCATTTAAAATAAAGAAAATTAGTAAGGTTAAATATGTGCTAAATAAGGATAATTTTGAAGTGTATGCGGCGTGCGGTATTCTTGATAGCTATAGGACGATCACTTGGAAGGTGGATTATACGGCATCAAATGCTTATGGCGGAAACGTTATGGAAAGTGTATATGTTACTTCTACGTGGAATTATTGCAGTGAATATGATATTGATTTTGAAGATTATACTGACAAAACTAGCTATGCTAAAAGTGGCAAGAGTAAGTCATTTGTTAAGAAAATCAAGAAGCTTACGTCAAAATACTATAAGGAATTTTAAGGGGGTCTAGGTATGATTGGATTTTGTAAATGTGATATTTGTGGAAAAGTGTATCACCAAGATGAGAACAAGAACTATGATGGGATCATGATTTGGTATACTGATCAAGAGACTGGCACTACTATGCATGGAAACCGAAAGTATGATATTATTGAACCAAATGGAAAAACAATGAAAGGATCTCCAGAGATGATGGATGTATGTCCTGCCTGCTTTGGACGATTCTGTGACTGGATTAAATCATTTAAGGAGGAGAACAAATAATGAGAGGAATTTGTAAATGCGATTTATGTGGTAATATATACGATGAAGCTGATAATCAAGTATACAGCGGCATTACAGTGTGGTGGAAGGATTATACTGGAGAAAATAAGTTACCAGCGTCAGATGATAAGTTAAGCGAACTAAGTGGCTGTAAAGTTACTGATATGCCAGCACTTATGGATATTTGTCCTAATTGTTTTGAGCGGTTCTACAACTGGATCAAAATGAATAGGGATGAAAACTTTCCAATGAACAAACCTGAATAACTCGCAGAAAAAAACATAGCTTATAATGAGAAGAGATGCGTAGTAGCACAATAGCAGTGCACTGGTATACCCTATACCAGAGATGCGGGTTCATATCCCGTTTGCATCTCCTTTCATTTTTCGAAAATTAGGAGGAATTGAAATGAAGAGAATTATCGATTGGTTCAGAAAACCGGCTATTATGCACAAACTGTTTCATACTGGAGGAGACTGGGATGGGGACTTGGTAGTATACAAGCATCACAGGTATTATGTGAACATCCAGACAGGGGTGGTGATGAGAATTGAATAGCATACTTACAATTATATTTATATTTTTCAGAGCTTTAAGCTTATTCTTGTTAGGCGTTGCTATAGCGGCCGCTGTAATACATACAGTAAAATACATCTTCAAGAAGCATGACGTGGATACTGTTTCAGAGATTACAATTATATGTATCGCTCTGGCTATATTAGTATCATGGGCAGTAACATTGAACTAGGGAGGTTATTATGCAGGAATTTGATCATACATCTAGAGAAGATTATACATATACTGAACAAGAGATGTCATGTCCTTATTTCGATAACTGTTATATTCAGGTAAGAAATCAGGGAGCATGCAGGTTTATGTGTAAGGACAACCCAGCGTATAATAAGGAGGTGTCAAAATGATATGCTCTAAGTGTGGTGGCAAAGTAGGATCAATCCCGATGAAAAACATCGATGGCGTTAAAGGATATTGCTACTTTTGTAATAAATGCCATAGTAGTTTCTGGAAATCTCTCGATGGATCTATTGAAGATTCTAGTGACGTTAGGATTTTAGGTGCAGATATGAGCCCTAAAACATGTGACTATGAGATCTCAATTGATTTAGTTTCTTTTGGTGTTGACACAGCTACTAGGGACGGAAAGAAAATTGCAAACGATATTGCAGATTACTTAGGCAATGCAGGATACAATGTATCTATCAGTAGTGGAGATCGTCGTGCATCATTGACAATTGATTTGTCTAATGCTAAGTATCTTAAGGAGGATTAAAAAATGACAGCAAAAGAATGTTTAGTAGAGTTTAAAAAGAATTATTGTGATAAGAACCCGGAGTCTAATGGAGATCCGGAGTTCAGATGCAATGGATGTTTGTTCAGTACAGATACCAGATGCTTAGTTAATACATTTATCAATAGACAGTATAAAAAGGAGGAAAAATAAATGAGTGGAAAAGTAGTATTAAGTTTTGTATTAGGAGTAGCTGCAGGTGCTGCAGGTATGTATTTTGGGATGAAACAGGCCTGTGAAGTATACATTGACAAGGAAATTGAACAGTTTAAGGCTGATTATGAGGCTGCTCACAAGGAAAAACCCGAGGAAAAGAGTAAGGATCTTAAGGAAATGAATGAAAATCTGGAGAAAGATGCTGAAAAAGCACTGAAAAAGTACGCTTCAGTCACCCAGAAGAGCATTTCTAGCGTAGATACAGGCAAAAATGAGGCTGATGCTAAGCTCGAAAGAGTAAATTATGCCAAAATCCGGACTCCAGACATCGATAAAATCGACGAAATCGACGTTGAAAAGAACGTAGACTGTGCAATTGGACCAGTTGTGATTGATCCTAGCGACTATATGGAAGATGATGGTCTTAAGAGAGTTGTATGGAACTACTTACCTAAGGAGAACAAGGTATACTCAGAAGATGGTACTGAAGAAATTATGGACGGTATTGAGCTTCTTGGTGAAGAGAACTTAGACTCATTTGGCGAGTTTGAGGTTGATACATTATACGTGAAGAACGCTCGCGAAGGTGTCAAGATCGACTGTATCCAGTACGAGGACATGACTTATGATGAATTCTTAGAGGAGGTCACGTTATGATAATATTCTATTATCCAGACACATTACACAGTGCCAAGAGGTATAAAGAAGCTAAAAAAGAGGCCGAAAAACGGTCTAGAAAGGAAAAAAATGACAAAAATCGACAAAAATAGGGTCAAAATGGACTATTTCGAGTGGCTTTTAAGCAAAATCGCCGTTGATCCAGCGAAAAATGAGCACATTCAGGGGTTCAAATGGCTGTTCTCAACAGACTTCGAATGGTCACATAAGCTTGACGCTAACCGAGCTGCAGACGGTGTCGATCTTCGTTCAACGTTCGCATATGAGTATGGCTATAGATACCCAGAAGTCAGAGAAGCATTGCTTGATAAGCAGTGTTCTTGGCTTGAGATGTTGGTTGGCTTAGCCATTCGTTGCGAGGATTCCATTATGGGAAACGATGAATTTGGAGACCGCACGCCGCATTGGTTTAACGTCATGATCGACTCGCTTGGTCTTTATCTGGACTGCTCAGAAGACGATGAAGCTATCCTCAAAAGATGCGCTGCACGTAAGTATGAGCAGGATGGAGAAGGCGGCTTATGGTGGGTTAAAGGAACAAAAAAGAACTTGAGACGTATGCAGATTTGGGATCAGATGTGTGAGTATCTCAATGCAAATTATAAGGAGGAAATTCATCTATGAAAGGACCAAAGGTTATTAACACAAAACTCACAGAGCATGAGATGGAGAAGATTAAGGTAGAGAGATGCGTAGAGGGCATGTTTAGCCGTGACGAATGCCGTATTAGCGCATTAAACGCTGCTAGATATTTGGAGAAGAATGGGCCGGCTGGTATATTCTCCGATTCAGCTATTGACGTTATTGACGCTATTGCGTTTGCATTTGCTTCAGGAGAATTAGACTGGGTTAAAGATATAGGGAGAGATGACGAAGAATGATGGTACAAGTAGTTATCGTAGTTGTCTTGGCGCTTTTGTTTGCTATTGTTGGATGATAAGGAGGAATCAAAATGACAAAGGAAGAGTTTCAGGGATTCAGTTCGGCTGCCCAGCATGATATGATTTTAGAGGCCTTGGTACGAGTTACAAAGAACCTGGAAACTATTGAAAAGGAATCGGGAAAGCCATTCGTAGGCACTGTCAAACAGCGTAGGAATGATGTTAAGCTGCTTACTATTCTGGCGGAAGCGTTCGGTAAGAATGAGCTTGCGTGGGCGCAGAAGCCGAGAGTAAATATGGATGCGGGTAAGATGATGCCTAGGGACGAGGTCTTATCGTGCTTTGCCTTGTATACTGGCATTGGGCAGAACGTATATATGGAAAAGTCTAAGCCTGCACCTTGGGACACGGCACCTATGATAGATGCAACCAATGATAATCGTAAAGGGTCTAGGAATACATTTAGTGAAATGACGAATGTCAAAGAAAAGATTGAGAGTGCTCAGCAGAGTTCCGGGAATTTTATGAGCTGTAAATCTAGTAGAGATACTACGTCGTATCCTGACGAGTTGGTTAAAAGAAGTTAATAGGCGAAAATATTAAAGAAAGTTGAGGTAAATATTATGGCAAATACAAAGAAATTTATTCCTAATATGGATAAATCTGAGATGTTTATATGCCAATATAATCCGTCCGATGGTGCTAGTCCTAGCTACTTTACTGTTGCTAAAGAAAAAATTGAGAATGGTAAAAGTGCTGGATTGCGAGCCGTAGCATGTTGGAAAGGCAATCAGGCTGATAAAATGCATGACATCATCGTAAATAACAAGATGATTTAGATAAAAATAATAAAGAAAGTTGAGGTAGTAATTATGGGAAATACAGGAAAAAATGAGGATTATGTTGGCAAGCTTGTGCCAAATTCCGAGTGTGGAAAACTGCTTATTTTGCAGTATAATCCGTCTGATGGGAAGCATGAAAGCTGGTTATCGGTCGCTGGAGAAAGTGAAAAAAATGGCCAGAAAGGGAAATTACAACTGATTTCGGTAGTAAAAGGGGATGATGCAGACTATATTTACAGCGTTTTGACAGGAAAAAGCGCAAAATAAAAATGGCCAGCAAGTTGCAAAAATTGATGAAAAAGTGGCTTTTTAGTGCTATTTTACCCTATTATTGGCCAAAAGCCCATTTTTTTATATAGTTTAAAAACTTTTTAGGAAAGTATGAAAATATATAAAAGTTTTTGAGAGCACATTTTTGTGTCCAAACGGTCAGGAAAGGAAAAAGTATGAATTTTGTAACAATTAAGAGTTCATATGTCAAGTCTAGGGATGCCACGGTCATTCACCCAACGTTTGCTGTTTCTAAGAAAGTTGATAACCTGTTATGTAAAGGTAAGGCGTTCTATGCTCTCTGGAATGAGAAGAATAACAGATGGTCTACTGATGAATACGATGTTGTTGATTATGTAGATCGTTTGATCGATGAAGCATATGAAACAGTTAGCAAGACTACAACCAGCAAAATCGAAAAAGACTACTTAAGGGACTTCGACAATGGACGCTGGGAAAAGTACAAGAAGTATTGCCAGCTTAGTCCGTCGTCTTCAATACAGTTAGATTCTGATATTACATTCCTAAACCAGAAGACAACCAAAGAGGACTATCGTTCCAAGACCTTACCATACGACATTGAAGCAGGCAAGACACCAGGCTATGACAAAATCATTTCAACTCTGTATGATGCAGAAGAACGACGAAAGATTGAGTGGGCCATCGGATCAGTTATATCTGGTGACTCTAAAAAGATTCAGAAGTTCTTAGTCTTCTATGGAGAAGCTGGAACAGGTAAGTCGACAATTCTCAATATTATTCAGATGCTGTTTGATGGATACTGCGGAACATTCAATGCTAAAGACTTAGCTACTCCGTCAAAATCATTCGCGACTGCTGTATTCAAAGATAACCCTCTGGTAATGATTCAGCATGACGGTGACTTAAGTAGAATTGAAGATAACACTCTTCTCAACTCTATAATTGCACATGAGGAAATCGGCATTTCTGAAAAGTATAAAGCTGAGTATCCAATGCGAGTTAACAGTATGCTCTTCATGGGTACAAACCGACCAGTCAAAATCACTGATGCAAAGTCAGGTATTATAAGACGACTGATCGATGTTAAGCCAACTGGCGAATTACTCGATCCAGATACTTACCAGGAATGCATGAGCCAGATTCCATATGAGCTTGGAGCTATAGCTAATCATTGTCTCAAAGTATACAAGAAATACGGAAAGCATTACTATGATGGATATAAGCCATTGGATATGATGTTCAAAACGGACGTCTTCTTCAACTTCGTAGAAAGCTGTTATCCGTTCTTTGAGAAGGATGATGGAACAACATTAAAAGCAGCATATAGTCTGTATAAAGAGTATTGTGACAACACTGGGCTCCCAAACAAAATGCCAATGTACAAATTCAGGGAAGACTTGAAGGATTACTTTGACGAATTTCTTGACAGAATTACATTGGAAGACGGAACAAGAGCTAGAAGCTATTATAAAGGCTTCAAGAAAGATAAGTTTGTAGACAAAGAACTGACACCAGACAAAGCCAAAGAATCATGGCTCAAAATGGATAACACTAAATCTATCTTAGATGAAGTGTGCAAAAATTGCCCAGCACAATATGCACGTGGCGACGCACCATCAAAAGCGTGGGATCGAGTTGGCACAATATTGAAAGATCTGGATACTACTAAACTGCATTATGTTAGAGTTCCAGAGAATTTGATAGTCATTGACTTCGATCTGAAAGATGCTAATGGAAACAAGTCTAAGGAACTTAACTTAGAAGCGGCGTCTAAATGGCCGCCAACATATGCTGAGTTCTCAAAGAGTGGAGCAGGTGTGCATCTGCACTATTATTACACTGGTGACCCTAAGCAGCTTGATAATGTATATAGCGACAATATAGAGATCAAGGTTTATAGTGGCAAAGGAGCATTGCGAAGAATTGTAACAGCATGCAACACAACTGCAATCGCTACTATATCTTCAGGGTTACCATTAAAGAAAAGGAGCGAAAATATGGTAGACTTTAAAGTAGTTGCCAGCGAAAAGATGATTCGAGCGTTGATCAAAAAGAATCTTCGGAAAGAAAGTCATCCTGGTACAAAACCAAGTGTGGACTTCATTAAAAAGATCCTTGACGATGCATACGAGTCAGGCGAGCACTACGATGTAACAGACATGCGCAATGATATTGTAGCATTCGCAGCATCAAGTACAAACCATGCAGACTATTGTCTAGAGCAGGTTGGAAAGATTCATTACTGTTCTGATGATGTTGCAGGAGTTGACAATCCAAAAGATGACAGGATTGCATTCTATGATATTGAGGTGTTTCCAAACCTGTTATTGGTTAACTGGAAATACAGAGGAGAACCTGGACCTTGTAAGAGGATGATCAATCCATCACCGACAGAAGTTGAAGAGTTCCTCAAAATGAAACTTGTTGGATTCAACTGTCGAAGATATGATAACCACATTCTGTATGCTCGAATGATGGGATATTCATTGGAAGCTTTATTCCAGCTCTCGCAAGACATTATTAACAAGAGTCCAAATGCTTTCTTCGGATCGGCATACAACTTAAGCTATACAGATGTTTATGACTTCTGTGCTAAGAAGCAGAGTCTGAAGAAGTGGGAGATCGAATTAGGTATTCACCATCAGGAGTGGTCTTTGCCTTGGGATCAGCCGGTACCAGAAGAGCTGTGGCCTAAAGTTGCAGAGTACTGCGACAATGATGTCATTGCAACAGAAGCTACATTCGAAGCTAACATTGCAGACTTTGAAGCAAGATGCGTATTAGCTGAAATCGCTGGAGGATGTCCAAACGATACAAACAACATGTTGTCTTGTAAACTGATCTTTGGAAATGACAAGAACCCACAGCGAGAGTTTGTATATACTAACCTTGCTACAGGTATTTCTGTTGACATGGACGGCAACGAAACATTCAACGAAACAAATAAGTTTGAAGGCTACACATTCGATCACGGAGTATCAACATATCGTGGAATCAAACTTGGTGAAGGCGGATTAGTAATCGCTGATCCTGGAATGTACAGAAATGTCAAAACGTTTGATGTAGCGTCAATGCATCCACATACAGTAATTGCACTAAACCTCTTTGGAAAGAAATACACGGCTAGGTTCAAGGATCTTGTCGATGCTCGTATTGCAATTAAACATCGTGATGTTGAAGCATTGAAGACTCTGTTCGGTGGAGCATTTGTTAGATTTGCAAACGTAGCAAAGGAAGAACTGGATAAACTCGCAAAGGCACTGAAGATTGTAATCAATTCTGTATATGGATTAACATCAGCTCATTTCAGCAATCTCTTCAAAGATGAAAGAAACATCGATAACATCGTTGCTAAGCGTGGAGCACTCTTTATGGCAACACTCAAAGGTGAAGTTGAGAAACTTGGAGCTCATGTTGTTCACATCAAGACTGATTCAATCAAGATCGATAATCCGACTCCAGAAGTTGAGCAGTTCATCTATGACTTCGGAAAGAAATATGGTTACACATTCGAGATCGAAGCTGAGTATGAGAAGATCTGCTTAGTCAACAATGCGGTATACATTGCATATGAGAAAGGTGAAGGATGGACAGCAACTGGAACTCAGTTCGCAGTGCCATATGTATTCAAGAAACTCTTCACTCATGAGAAGATTGAGTTTGATGACTTATGCCAGACAATTGCAGTTAGCAATGGTGGAGAACTTGATCTTGACTTTAACGAGAATCTTGCAGAAGATGAACATGACTTGAAGTTTGTTGGTAAAGTTGGTCGGTTCTGTCCAATCAAAGAAGGTTGTGGCGGAGCTCAGCTGTTCAGAGTAAAAGATGATAAGTACTTTGCACCATCTGGAACAAAGGGCTATCGTTGGCTTGAATCTGAGGATGTATTAACAAACAATCTTCAGGATGAGATTGATATGTCTTATTATGAAGAACTTGCTGACAAAGGAATCGAAACTATCTCAGAGTTTGGTGACTTTGAGAAATTTGCAATTGATGAACATAAAAATGATAACGCCGATATGGCAGCATAGAAAGGAAGGTCTATCATGGCAAACGTAAATAGCATTAACATTGAAGGAGCAAATATTATTTGGAAGAACTTTTCAGGTGAGAGAGATAGATTCAATCCTGGAAAGAGAGGATTCAGTGTTGTAATCGATGACACAGTAATGGCTGATGAGTTAAAACAAGAAGGATGGAATGTCAAAGAGCGTCCCCTTCAGGAAGGAGCAGATCCGTCAGAGCAGGAGTGGACTCTTCCTGTAAAACTGAACATGAACAGATACACACAGGTATGGCTTATTGTTGGAAATCACAAAACACTGCTGAACGAAGATACAGTAGCGCAGCTCGATGTGGTGGATATTACTGATTGCGATCTTTCAATTCGTCCTTACGAATGGGAAATGTCCGGTCGTACTGGAATCACAGCATATGTAGATTCTATGTATGTAACTATTCGTGAAAACAAATTTGCTGAGAAGTATGCCGATTTAGACTAATATGGAATTAAAGTTGAAGCCGCACCAAATAAGTGCAATAAGAAAAATGCATAATGGCTGTATACTTTGTGGTGGTACAGGGTCTGGTAAATCTATTACCGGACTCGCGTACTACTTTATTCAGAATGGCGGAACGGTAGAACCAATGACTAAAATGAAGAATCCAAAAGATTTGTATATTATAACAACTGCTAAGAAAAGAGACAGCGGTGAATGGATTGGGGATATGAGTTGGTTCTATCTAACACCAGATGACGAAACGAAGATATATGATCATAAAGTAGTTATAGATTCCTGGAATAACATTAAGAAGTATGCTAGCGTTCAAAACAGTTTCTTTATTTTTGACGAGCAACGAGTGATAGGTTATGGTGCTTGGACTAAAGCGTTTCTTAAAATAGCAAAGTCCAATGACTGGATATTATTATCCGCAACACCTGGTGACAACTACATGGACTACATGCCAGTCTTTATTGCGAATGGTTTCTACAAAAACAAAAGCGAGTTCACTGCAGAACATTGTGTGTATTCTAGATTTAGTAAGTTTCCTCAAATCGAAAGATTCATTGGAACTGAAAGACTGAATAGATTAAGACGAAGAGTTTTAGTAGACATGCCATATCAAAATCCAGCAGTTCAACATCATGAAGACGTTTGGTGTTCGTTTGACAAGGAAGCTTATAAAGACCTAATGAAGAATCGTTTCGATTATGAAAAAAGCGAACCAATAGAAAACGTTAGCGAGTTGTGCTATAAGCTAAGAAAGATCTGTTATGCCGATGAAAGCAGAGCCGAAGCATTACGAAATATTTTTGAAGAACATAACAAGTTGATAGTTTTCTACAATTTCGATTACGAGTTGGAGATAATCAAAAATATAGACTTTGGAGAAGATGTCGTAATTGCTGAGCTAAACGGGCATCGGCATGATCCGGAACCATTCGGCAATTCAAAATGGCTTTACTTAGTTCAGTACAATGCTGGGTCGGAAGCATGGAATTGCATAAAAACAGACACGATGGTTTTCTATTCACAAAACTATTCGTATAAAATGATGAAACAGGCAAGCGGAAGAATCGACAGACTTACTACGCCATACAAAGAACTTAAGTACTTTCACTTAAAATGTAGAAGTCCAATTGAGCTTAGAATCACAAGAGCTCTAGCTCAGAAAAAGAACTTCAACGAGTCTGCTTTCATAAAATAGGTCTCGCGAAAAAAACATGGATTATTATAGGGGAGGAGAGCAGAATCTGCCTCTTTCTCTTTTTGTTTGTCTTTTCGTGGGGCTCATTTATATATTAAAGTTCTTACGTCTGTTTACTACAATCCGCCATTACGTTTACCTCCGGCCTCACGAAAGGAGAACAATGAAGAAAGAAAACAAAATTCAATCCGATATAATTTCGGAGTTAAAAGAGTTATTCCCAGATTCTATTATTTTAAAGAACGACCCTAATTACAAACAGGGCATTCCGGATTTAGTTTTATTGGACAGAGAAGGTTGGGCATTACTCGAAGTTAAAAGAGACGCTAATGCTAGTCACAGACCTAATCAGGACTATTATGTAAACAAGGCAAATGAACTTGGTCAATACGGAAGTTTCATTTACCCTCAAAATAAGACGGAGGTTTATAATGGAATTCAGGAAACATTTACAAGTAAAAGAAGGAGATCACGCATATCTCGGAGCTAGTAAGTATCACTGGATAAACTATGATGCTGCAAAGCTTGAGAGTACGTATCGGCGATTCTTAAAAGCACAGCAAGGAACAGAGTTGCATGAGTTTGCAGCAAAATGTATCAAGCTTCGACAGAAGTTGCCGAGATCACCATTAACACTCAACATGCATGTAAACGATGCAATTGGGTACAGAATGACACCAGAGCAGGTGTTATACTATTCTGAGAATTGTTTTGGAACAGCAGATGCTATTAAGTTTTCAAAAGATTTTCTTAGAATTCACGATTTGAAAACAGGCGACATTCCTGCACACATGCAGCAGTTGGAAATTTATACTGCACTGTTTTGTTTGGAGTATGGAATCAAGCCTGGAGATATTGGAATCGAACTGAGGATCTATCAAAATAATGAGATTCTCAAAGAGGTTCCTACACCGGAAATGATATTGCCAATTATGGATAAGATCAAGTCGTTTGACAAGATCATTGTGACTGTTAAGAAAGAGGAGGGCATTGTATGAGCCACTTAGCACATTATGGCACTAAACGCCATTCCGGTCGTTATCCTTGGGGTTCTGGGGATAATCCATACCAGCATAATGCAGAATTCTTAAGGACTGTCCAAGAGATGAAAGCTCGAGGAAAAAGTGAAAAAGAGATTGCTGCATTCATGGGTATGAAAACGACTGAGTTTCGAAATAAGCAGTCAATTTATGTTAATGCTGAGAAAGTAGATCGAATCAATAGAGCTATGAAGTTGAAAGAGCATGGCTATTCCAATGTCAAAATAGCTGAAATGATGTTTGACTCTGCAACAAAAGAGTCGACAGTTCGATCGTTATTGAACCAGGGCGAAAAGCTTAAGAAAGATGCATGTATCAATGCAGCAGAGACTTTAGCCAAGAGAGTCAGCACTAAGAACTTTGTCGATGTTGGTACTGGAGTCGAAAGAGAAATGGGAATTACCAAAACAAGATTGGATGTATCTCTTCAGATCTTAAAAGAAGCTGGTTATGAAGTACATTCAGTCAGAGTTCCACAGATCAATCAGAAAGGCCAGTACACGACCACAAAAGTTCTTTGCCCTCCAGGAACTGAATGGAAAGATGTTCAGCAGCACACTGACAAGATTCAGCCAGTAAATGAGTATTCTCATGATGGTGGAACAACATTCTGGGCACCAGAGTATCCATCAAGTATCTCGTCAAGCCGAGTAGCTGTAAGATATGGTGACAAAGGCGGATTAGAGAAAGATGGTGTTATTGAGCTTCGAAGAGGAGTTGCAGATCTGGATCTTGGAGACTCACATTATGCACAGGTGCGAATCGCTGTTGATGGCACTCATTATCTGAAAGGTATGGCAATCTATTCAGATGACATGCCAAAAGGCGTTGATGTTATATTCAATACCAACAAGACAAGTGATGTACCAAAGATGGATGTCTTCAAGAAGATGAAAGATGATCCGGACAACCCATTTGGAGCAACAATTAAGGCAAACGGTCAGTACCATTACAAAGATAAAGATGGAAACGAAAAGCTCGGAGCTATCAATAAGCTGAAAGAGGAAGGCGATTGGGATCACTATTCTAAGAATCTTGCTTCTCAGTTCTTATCAAAGCAGCAGCTCCCGCTTATAAAGAAGCAACTTAAACAATCGATTGGCAATCGTCAGGATGAACTTGATAAAATCCTCAAGATGACAAACCCGGTTGTTAAACGAAAGCTATTGGCAGACTTTGCTGAAGGTTGCGACAGTCAGGCAGTAGAGCTTAAAGCAGCTGCACTTCCAAGACAGAGTTCTAAAGTAATTTTACCAGTAACTTCATTAAAAGATAATGAGATATATGCACCTTCGTACAAGAATGGTGAGACTGTATGTCTTGTTCGCTTCCCGCATGGTGGAACATTTGAGATTCCAGAACTCAAAGTAAACAATAAGAATCCACAAGGAAGAGGAATGCTTGGTAATGCAATTGATGCTGTCGGTATCAACTCCAAGGTTGCTGAAAGATTGTCAGGAGCTGACTTTGATGGTGACACTGCAGTAGTAATTCCGTCTAATTCACCAAAATCCAAAGTTAAGATAACTACTTCTGATATTAGTGCTTATGTTGGTTTAAAAGATTTCGATCCTAAGATTGCCTACCGTGGCATTGAAGGAGTTACAGCAAAACTTCCTGAGAAACGTAAAGGATTGGAAATGGGTAAGATCTCCAACCTGATTACTGATATGACACTGAAAGGTGCAAAGCCTGAAGAAATTGCAAGAGCAGTACGTCACTCAATGGTTGTAATCGATGCCCCTAAGCATGGACTGGACTATAAGAGGTCCTTTGAAGAGAACCGTATAGCCGAGTTAAAGAAGAAGTACCAGGGTGCCAGTGATGCTGGTGCATCCACACTCCTATCCCGGGCTAAATCAGTGGCGTATGTTCCAGAAACAAAACAGATTCGTTTAAAGGATATTGATCCTAAGACTGGTGAAGTACATCCAGAGGCTACGGGGCGTACCTATACGGACTGGAAAAGAAACAAAGACGGTGCCTGGGAATCAAGAGGAGAAAAACAGGCTACTGTCAAGACATCTAAGATGGCGGCTACTAATGATGCACGTACCCTGTTGTCTAAAGATCCAAATCCAAAAGAGGTTGCATATGCGGACTATGCCAATGCCCTTAAGCATATGGCTAACTTAGCAAGAAAGAATCAGGTTGCAACTAAGAATATTGAGATGAATGCTCAAGCTAAAACAGTATATTCAGCAGAAGTTGCAAGTCTTAATGCTAAGTTAAACAGGGCATTACAGAACGCACCAAAGGAGCGACAGGCCCAAATCATAGCTAATAAGACATTAAAGAAGAAGCAAGCAGCTAATCCTGATTGGACAGCAGATGAAATCAAACGAGCTGGACAGCAAGCTTTAACAGCAGCTAGAGCAAAGGTTGGTGCATCTAAGTCTAATGTGCAAGTAGACATATCAGACAAAGAGTGGGAAGCAATTCAAGCTGGTGCAATCAGTACATCAAAGCTTGAACAAATACTTAACAATGCTGATTCAGACAAAGTTAAGCAACTTGCATCTCCAAGAAAAGCTGTAACAGTTAGTTCTTCACAAGCTGCAAGAATCAAGTCTATGCTTAACTTCGGTTACACACAAGCTGAAATTGCTGAAGCGACTGGACTTTCTGTGTCAACTGTTAGCAAATATTTATAGAAAGGAGAATAAGGGATGAATAACACAAACGATGGATCTCTTAAGTTAGCAACACAGAGTTCTGCTGATCGTAATGATACACTACATATCTGGATCACAACAGTGGATAACCCTTTTGATCCTTTTACTGACTTCGACAATTGGTATCGATATGACGAATCAAAGGGCTATTGCACTTCAGGGTATTTAGCTAGATACTTTGACACTGACACATCAGACATGGGCGATGATGAATATGAAGCACGATTGACTGCTGCTATTGAGATTATTCTCAAGAACGATTTTGTGGGTCAATACTTTAAAGTAACTCATGAAAACGGAGTAACTAAACCAAGAATTCATAGTAACAAATAAACAAAAGTTTAGATTTGAATCATTTGAATCATTTGAATGTTTTAGAGCTATTAAAAGAAAAAGCTCTACACTGCCATCTGAATGATTCAATCAGCACCCGGGAGGGGGTCGTTAAAATAGCACCCCCTCTGTCAT